AGATCGCCGGTCACGCCCAGCAGTTCGCCGATAGGCGTATCCCAGGACTCGGACACTTCCTTGTAAGCCAGGACGGCATTCATGGCGTTGCCGATCTGCTCCGCGGCCTTCTCGGCATCGGCCTCCAGATCGCCCGCCTCATCGCGCAGGGCCTGGGCCATGATGTTGCCGGTCCGGGCGCCCATGTCCAGGATTTGGGTGAAGATCACGTCAAAGGCGGTGTCGAAATCGAAGGTTTTGTTGTTCCACCTCAAGCCCTTGCCGCCATCGACATGGGTGTTGCTATTGATCATGTCCCGGACCTGGGCGGCCACTTCCTTGCCGTAGAATTCGGCCAGCGCGTCGGCCATGTCCGCCATGGCATCAAAGGCATCCTTGAATTCGTTGGCGTCCACTTTGTGACTTTTGCCACCAAAGCCAAAGTTCACGCCCAGGCCCTTGGAGGTGGAATAGACGTTATCCTCCCAGGCCCGCATCGGGCCCACGTCCCAGGCGGCGCGGGGCTTGGTTTCAGACTTTTTGAGGATGGTGGCGGCGGCGCCAATGACAGCGATGGCCGGCAGGATGTAGGGCGCGGCCATGCCGATGGCGGCGGCGAACTGCCCGCCCGATGCCATGCTGCCAGCGGCGGCGAGGTTGCCGCCCATGGCGCCAAAGTAGCCGCCGATGCCGCCCCCCGCGCCGGCCATGGCGCCGACCGCCTCGGTCCAGCCGCCCATGATGCCGCTAAAGGCCGCCCCGCTGAAAATGGACTGGATGCCCTTGCCCAGCGTGCCGAGCCCTTGCATCATGCCGCCAATGCCGCCCCCGCCGCCGCCTAGCATACCGCCGAGTCCTTGGGCGCTGGCGCCACCCGGGAGCATGGCGGTGGAGATGGCGACCGTCAGTGGGCGCGTGAGGAGGGCGTGGGCCATCTCGGCCAGCCAGTTGAGAAGCATGTCTTTGACTTTCTCAAAGGCGTTGCCCGATCCGGTGATGAGGGACTTCCACATATCGGCAAACATATCGTCGATGCGCTCGACGGCCCGCTCCCAGCCTTTGGCGAAGGCGGATGCCTCCTGGGTGGCTTGCTCGCCGGTCTCGGCCATCTCCTTCTTCATGGCGGCGAGGATGGCGGTGGCCTTCTCCTGGCTAAACCCCGTGTTTTTTACGGCCTCGGCCAGGATAATCTGCGCCTCGGCAAAGCGGCGGGCGGCCGCTTCGGCGGGGAGATAGCGGTCTTCGAGTTGCTGCACATCGCCGGCCAGTTGTTTCAGGGCGCGGGAGGCCGCCTCTTGGCCGTCTTCAATCGCTTTGCCGGTTTTAGAGCCAAGATCGCCCATCGCCTTGTTGGCTTGCTCGACAATCTTGACTGCCTCATCGGCGTAGGCGCGGGTTTTCTCGCCCCATTTCTTCCGATCAGATCCGCCATGGTAGTAGGCAAACTGCTCCCATAGGCTTAGTCCTTGATCTTTGGCCTCCTTCAGGTTTTTAGCCGCGAGCTCCGCCTGCCCGTTAAAAGTACCCATGTTGCCGCCAAGGGCGGCGGCGGTGGTATTCATCATCTGAAACTCGCCGCGGATTTCCCGCGTGACTTTCAGCCCGCGCTCCTCGATGGTGATCCATTTCGCGGAATCCACCCCTGCCCCTTTACCCCGCCTGGATTCCAGATACCACACGGCATCCAACTGTCCGGCATAAAGGCCGTAGGCAATCTCCAGGTCGCGGACCACCTTGGCCTCGCCTTCCAGTACCTCGCCCAGGTCTTTTGCCGATTCCGTCAGTTTGTTGGCGGCAGGGGTGGCGGACTCAAAGACACCGGCCAGGTTGGCTTCGTCCAGGGCGATAATGGCCTGTTCGACCTCATTGAGGTCACCCTTCAGGCCAGCTATTTGCATCTTGGTCTGTTCGACGCCTACGCCCATCCATTCTAATAGGCCGTTCCTGCCGGTGCGATCTTCCAGGCGCTTTTCAGCGGCGGCGAGCTCTTCCATCAGCCGCAGGCGCTCGGTGGCGAGGAAATTGTAGCGCTCGGTATCGCTCTCAAAAACCTGGAGCCCCTTGCCTTCGATGACGTTGGCGGCCACGGCCAAGCCCCGGCCCACTTTGTCCAGAAACGCCTCCAGTTTGGGCGTCAAACCCAACAGCTTATCCAGCGCCAGATAAACTGAGTCAATGGCGTTCATCAAGCGATTCCAGGATGCTTGCAGACCACCAATGCGGGTGCCATCGTCGTAAAGCTTATTCAGCTCGAGGACCATCTTGGGCAGCAGGTCTTCGGCGACGACCTCGCCCTTCTTGAGCATCTCGTCCAGTTCGCTGGTAGTCACGCCCATCGCCCGCGCGGCGGCCTGGAAGGCACCCGGCAAGCGCTCACCCAGTTGCCCACGCAGTTCTTCAGCGGACACCTTGCCTTTGCTGATCATTTGTTCGACGGCCAGCAGGGCGCCGCGGGTATCGGCGGATGACCGGCCCAGCTTGCCCATAGCCAAGGAGATCGCCTCGAAAATATCCCGCGCCCCCTGGCCTTGCAACGCGGTCCCTTTGGCGGCAGCGGTGAGACTGAGATAAGCCCCGGCGGCATCCTGCACCTTCAGGCCCATCTTATTGGCCGTGGCGGTGATGTAGGCCATCTCGGCAGCAGCGGCCTTGCTGGATCCGGTAACGGCGGTTAGGCCGCGGTTGAGCTTATCCATCTCCACGGCGGTGGTGACAAAACTCCTGGCGATACTCGCCAGCCCCAGGGCGCCAGCGACTTGGGCGGCGAAGCCGGTGAAGGCCCCGCGCAAGGCCACCATGGCTCGCTCGGTACGGGTGGACTCCTCCCGCAACCGCCCCATGCCGGTGCCGACTTGCTGCATGGCGCGGGTGGCTTGGGTGCCGTCCGCCGTGATGCGAATTCTCAAATCTGACAGTCCGGCCATGGGCGTGCTCGCTATGCGGGGGGGTTGGGCTTAGGGGTGCCGCGCTTGGCCAGGGCGCTAAGGACCGACTTCAGTTGCTGCCCAACCGCGTCACTGCGGGCGGCATTGGCTTGGGCCAGTTCCTCGTTCAGCCAGTACGCCTTGCAGTCTGGCTTGCTGGCGGCATGCCAGGCGTTGGCGTAGGTCGCGCTTAGGCGGTGCACGACGGCCAGCTCCCAGGGGGTAGCCAAGGGCCTGGTACAGGCCTCCCAGGCCGCCAGTTCGGGCCAGGACAGGCCGCGGGCGCCCATGCCGTCACTGGCCAGGGGTCCCGCTTCAAACAGCCAGTTGAGGAGCCAGTCACCGCCCACCAGGGGCGGCATGGCCGCCGACGCGAGGTCGATTTCCCATTCCGTGGCGCGGCTGGTGGCGGGCGGCGCTTCGCCGCCGCCCTTGGGCGCGGCCCGCTCGCGCGGCGCCGTCAACCAGGCATGATGCTGCGCCCATAACATCAGCCCTTCTACGACTCCCCCAGGAAGTTACTCTGCTCGAAGACGTAGGATTCAACCTGGGACTTGATCCAGCCGTGCTCGCGGTCGCCGTAAAGCTCCCGCGCCTGCTGCGGCGAGAAGGGAAGCATGCCCTCATCCCATTGCAGGTGCCATCCCTTGGTGACAGCGACCAGCAGGTCCAGAGACCGCTCATCAATCTGTTCGGCGCTGAGCTTGCGACCGGGGCGGCGCAGGGTTTCATTCTGCCAGCGGCGGGTGACCGCCTTGTATTCCTCCGAGTGCTCGCCCACCAGGTCGATGGTCATGGGCGATTTGTCGTCGCAATAGAGCAGAGCATCAGTGCCGGGATGGCGCAGGTGCAGGGAGGCGGTATGACCGAGGGTAATGTTTTTGAGGGACATGGTAGGTCTCTTTTATGGGTGCATGGAAAAAACCGGCGGGCCCGCCGGCGCGGGATGGGCCGCTAAGGGTTATGCCGCGGAGTTCGCCTTGGCGCCTTCGAGGATATCGCCGGTGACCGGGATGGCCACGGACACTTTGACCACATCGTCGCCGGTGCCCAAGGTGACGCGCGCCGAGCGCACCAAGCCATTGAAGCAATAGCGATGATGCTTCGCGGGGGTAGTATGGCCGCCCGTGGTGGTGCCTACTTCGGACAGCTCCACCTTAAAGGCGGTTTCGGCCGGCTCTCCTTGCAGGGCGATCAAGTCATTAAGCCCTTCATCCGTGATGGTCTTGGCGATTGACAACGACATCTCGCCGTTGTCCGTAGTGCCTGAGAATTTGCAGGCGATGCCGGTGCCGAGCGGGGTGAAGGTGCCGATGGCCTTTTCCGGGCCGAATTCGCCGATGGATTCGACCATGCCGACTTCGATCCAAGTCAGCGCGTCGAACAGGGCGAGATCATCGACCTCCACGCCGGTCATAGTGGGCGCATCTTCGCACAAATAGATTTTCGTGCCTTTCGATGCAATCAGGTCTTGGACTGTGCCGAGAACGTCAGACATTGCAGGTTCCTCAGATTAAAGATTACGGGGTTTCGGTCATGGCGCCGGTGAGGGCGATGGCGCAGTTGATTTTGACCACATCGTCGCCGGTGCCGACCGTGACTCGCACCGAACGACACAGGCCGTTAAAGGTGAAAGTGTCCGCGCCGGTATCCGACAGCACCAGCTTATAGGCCAGCGGCGTATTGGCTTTGCGGGCGGCGATCAGTTCAGTCATGCCGGTATCGGTGCTGGTCTTGGCGATGGTCAGCGACAGTTCGCCGTTGTCCGTGGTGCCGATATACTTGCCGGCAATGCCGGTACCCACCGGCGTGAAAGAGCCAACCGACGCATCGGGGCCGAATTCGCCGAACGATTCGACCATACCGACTTCGGTGTAGGTTAGAGAGCCATCGCCAAGGACATGGGAGCCAATATAAAACTTGGTCCCTTTGGCGGTAATGAGATCAACACATGTGGCTAATGCCATCGTCATATCCTCATGGAGTTAGGGGGGTGCGCTATTCACTGGGTGGGTAGTCGCACAGTTGCAGGTCAAACAGATCGCGCCATTGTAAGGCGCCACTTTGAATCGCGGTCATTTCACCGCCAACCCAGCGAATGTAATTAGCCGGCTGACTGGTGCCGAAGTATTCGGCCCAGGCGTCCTCGCCCACCGCCCATGCCTCCAGCAGGCTGTGATGAATGGCCGCGCGGGCGGTGTGCAGGGAGGCATCATCGGCGGCGGTAATGCGGATCTCGTAACGGCGGCGATACTGGCGCCCTTGGCCAGAAAGGGCCAGGAAGCCGGGCGTGTCGCTGACCATGTGCACCGAGGCGCACGGCAGATCGGCACTATCGCGCTCGATGGGCTCGACGCGCGCGGTATCCTCCACCGCGGCCAGATCAGTGCATTGTTCCGTCAGGCGGGCGATGATGTCAGCGGCATAGATCATGTGGCGGCAGCCGGCTCCAGGTGGATGGTGATGACGCCGAAACCGTCATTGAGAGCGGCGGTGACACAGCGATAAGCCTGGCCGGCGATGGTGATGTTATCGCCGCGGCCCAGGCCGCCGATGGCCGTGGCCAGGCCCTGGACGACATAGGCCCGCCGCTGGATGGCATGAATGCCGTCGCTGTCCAGGACCGGATCGGCAAAGAATTGGACATAGGCGCTGGAGCCGCTGCCCCAGGTTGCCTGCACGACGCCCGGCATGGCAGGATCAAAACAGGCGGCGAAGGCATCGTAAGCGAAGGTCACGATTGCACCTCGGCACGCAAAGCGGCGATCCTATCGCTCCAGCCGTTTTTGAATATCCACCAGTTGCTCAGGCCGCGCAGGAAATCGAGGCGGGCTTGGATCATGGCCAGGGCCAGGCGGTCCTTGTCCGGGGCGGCATGGATAGCGGCGAGGGTGCGCGGGCCGATCACGCCATCAACCTCGGAACCGGCCGCGGACTGCGCCCAGCGGATCGCACGATTGGGTCCGGCATGGACCGCCGCATCGAAGACCACTAGGCGTAGCGGATGGCGCGGCAATTCTTCACAGCGGCACTTGTCCCAATAGCCTTCGCGGTACACGGCGCGGACCACTTCCATGGGAATGGTCTTCATCGGGCCACGGTAGCCATGGGCGCGCGCAGTCTTGCGGGTGACGCCGTAATTTGTTTCACCGCCCTTGTCGCCGGGGTGATTTACCCATCCGCCTTCGTATTTGAGGACAAAGGCGAGCGCATCGTAAAACGTCATGGCTGCATGTCCTGCGTTGCCTTCTGGCGGGCCTGCTGGCAGCGTTGCTCAAATTCCATCGGCGAGATTTTCGCGCCGTTTGCTCGCATCGCCTCCACCACGGCAGTACCGGCGCAGGCATCAAAAGCCAATGGCCTGGCAGCGGGCTTGGTCATTAGCGCATTCAGCATCTCCCGATGGCTTTGCGCATCTTGCATTAGTATGGCGATGTTGCGGTTTTCCGCGTCGTCTTCCAGCATCTCCAGATGATACGCCCAGCCCGCGGCGAAGATCCCCACCACCCCCAGCAGGATGGAAATAATCAACAACCATTCTCTCACGATTACCACGCGCGCCATGTTATCGTCCGAAAACGTAGTTGGCCACCGCTTCCCAGCCCCCGCGCAGCCATAGGGCCACGGCGAAAGCCACAAAGCCCAGAATTGTCACGCCCGTCTTGATCAGGCGCATTGTCACGTGCAACTCCTTGAATCGGTCGTGATGATCGCTGATCTTGTCCCATTGCCTTGTATCAGACTCTTCCAGCTTGCCGATGCGATGCTCATGAAGGATATCGACCGCATCGCCATCATTATCGGTTTTGCCCACCGGGTCAGTTCTGCTGAAAGACGCAGGCCGGGGTGAAGCGGCTGGCCATGGCTCATTTGGCCTTTTGAAAGACGCCGACGGTATTGAATACGCCGACCAAAATACCAATGGTCTTTTCGATGGCGGGCCAAATCGCCGCCGCTTTATCGTAAACGCCTTCGATAATTTCGCGGATGGCGCGCAGCTTGATCTCGCCTTTGCCCTCGCCAGGAATTACCTCCTCAATCGCCTTAATAGCGGCGATGATAGCGGGAATAAGTTGCAAAACGGTGGACAGAATCATCAGAGCGTTCATTTCACTAGTTCCTGGCATTTAATGCCAAATAGGTAATCAGAAACCGAAAGGCCCGGGGCCTCCCCCGACGCCAGTCCGATCTTGGCGGTTGGGTAACACTGGCAGCCGCACATCGCCGCGGCCAGGCAAACGAGCAACGAGAGTCGGATCAATCGGCGCCTGGCGGCGGACTGTGCCGATAGCCGCCACGACCAGGCCCACGGCTTCCAGGACGGCCAGCAGGATTTGGGTAATCTGTTCGTCATCAATCAGCCATCCCATTTTGCCCGCCGCCCAGGCCAGGCCGACGGTTAGCAGGCCGATGACCGCGCGACTGGTCCACCAGGGCTTGGCCGGCTCGGGCGTGACGGACGGCATGGCGTGATCCCGGTCCAGCCACTCGGTGTACACCCGGTCGGTGTTAGGGCCGTATATGCCGTCTTCCGCCAGCGGCTCGCCCAGCACCAGATAGGCCAAGCCCACCTCGTTGAGGCGCCGTTGCAGTTCCAGGATTTCCGGCTTGCTCATGCCCACTTCCACACTTTGGCGCCGACGCTGGCCGCCACATAGGGACTGATCTGGATCAGGTTATCCGTGCCGGGCCACAGGGCGGCGAAGGTGGTCTCCGCCTCGCCCAGCTTGATGGCCTGGCCGGCGCTCAGGCCGATGGCGGCGACGGTAGCGGATAGATAGTAAAGCTGGCCTGCCTGACCGCTGACGGTGGCGCCAGTGTCCACCCAGGTCGCGCCAGCGGGCGGCTCCTGGCCGATGGGCGTCCAGCCGAAGGTGCCGGGTGCCCAGACATTGTGGCCGTTGGCATCGACGGCGTGGACGTACCAGTCCTGGCCGCCATGGCGGACTTGGAAGCCCAGCGGGTAGGAATCGTGGGCGCCCGTCGGTTGAATCCACTCCGGCAGGATGCCCTCAATCTCCGATTCGGGATGCCAGGCCGACACGCCCGGTTCCCAGACGTTGCCGTCGGTGGTTGACCGCCACAGCTTGCCGTTGTGGTAGCGCAAATCGCCCTTGGCGTAGGACGACCACACGCCCTCGGCATCTGGGGCTGGCATCTGCCAGGGCGGGGCGAAGCGTTCGGGGAAGGCCGGGTCGGCGCCATAGCCGGGGCCGCAGTAGGTCACGGCTTGTGGTTCGGCGCTGTAGGGGTCAGCGGTCTCCAGCCAAGTCCCGCCCAATCGTTGCTCGCACCACTCTTGCGAGGGGGCGACAATGACGCGGATGACGAGGCCGTTGGCGTCTATTTCAGCGAAGTAGTTAGACATTAGGCGCTCCTCGCGTAGCGGATTATGCAAATGCCGGAGCCGCCGTTGGCGTTAGATGGTACGGACCGATTCCCTCCGCCTCCTCCGCCAGTATTAGCGACACCAGCGACTTGGCCGGTAGTAGCACTTGAGCCGCGACCTCCTCCCCCAAGACCCCCCAGGCCAATTCCTGAGCCACCTTGGACCATGCCGCCGCCGCCACCCGCGTAGTAGGCTGCCGTACCCGTAATAGCGGATGCCAGGCCATCGCCACCATCGCCGCCTTTACTGTCAGCAGCATCGTTCCCCACTTCACCCGCACCGCCGCCACCGCCGCCGCCATAAACCGTAGCAGCAAAGCCTGCACCACCAGCGAATCCCTGGCCTGACGTGCCACTTCCCCCAAGGCTGGAGGCGCCAGCAGTTCCGTTCCCTCCCCCGCCAGAACCACCAGAGGGGGCTGTTGAGCCGTAGCCGCAACCACCCCCTCCACCCACGGCAGAAATGGCAAACGCAGAAGAATCGTTCCCACTGCCCGCGTTGGCATTAAATGCAGGTGCAGCACTTCCGCCCGCTCCTACCACAATGGCGTAATTCCCCGCAGCGACTGACAGTTTTGCGCCGCCGACATTAGTCAGCAGTCCGCCTGCCCCGCCTCCACCGCCCGCGTTGGCGCTGGACCCTGTACCCCCACCCCCACCCCCCGCCACGACGAGGTATTCCACCTCGACCGCGCGATTGGTCAGGAAATCGCCGCTGGTGGTGAAGATGTGGGCGCGATAGGCGACGCCGTTCTCGATGTAGTCCACCACCTGATCGCCGCCGCGACAGCGCAGGCGGTAGGGCAGGCCGCCCAGGCCCTTACCGACGGCCGGGAAGCCAGAGGTCAGGCCAAGCCGCCGATCTGTCCGCGTGGCCTTGGTGGTCGGCGCATTACGGCCAGCGTAGGGATTCATCTCAGAAATCCGTGTAGTTGCCGTTGAAGACGATACCGCCGGCCAGGGCCACGGCGCTGCCGACGTACAGGCTCATATTGGCCTCCAGCCGCAACGGCGTGTCCTCGGTGTAGCGGCTGAAGGAGGTCAGCGGGATCGCGGTGGTAGCGGCAACGGTATGGGCCGCCATCAGGGCGCTGTCGAGCAGGTGCTTGGTGGTGCCATCGTCGCTGCTGGTCCAGAGCAAAAGGCTGGAGGCGGTGACCGTGGCGCGCGGCACGGCGCTGAGGCGGGTCAGCAAGGCGCCATCGGCGCCGGCCTTGCACAGCAGCACGGTGTTGGTGGGTTCCAAGCCCGCGAGGTCGGCGCTGGCGGCAGTGACCACGGCGCGGGCTTGTTTGGGGGTCTGGGCGAAGGGGGCAGTGAAGGTCTTGGCCATGGGGGTGTCCTAGCGTAAAGGGTCAGAATGAGAGGGCGATGGCGTGGAGAGTGTCCAGTGACAGATCGCTATCCAGCTCCTCAATCGCCGCCTGCACGTTAGTCGCGGCGATGCGCCCAGCCGGTGAGAAGGTGACAGAGGCCGCCACCGGGGCCGACACGCCGCCACTCGGCAGGCTGGAAGCCGTGCGATAGTCCGCCGCCTCCTGGTACTCGCCGTCTCCCCGGTAAATCCAGCGATAGAGCAGCTTCAGTTCAGGCGCGAAGGGCAGCACCGGCGCCAGGGCGGCGCGGGCATTGGCTACCGTGGTATAGGGTGCAGCCAGAGCAGGCGTAACGACATAGATGGGCCGGTCCACGTCGTTGGAGGCGTAAACCCAGACCGCAATGAAGCGGTTGCTGGCGCAGTCCGTCAGGGCGTAGGCGCTGGCCGTACTGGGATAGCGCAGGAGGCTGGTGCCGCTGTTCCAGATATAGGGTCGGTCATACCCGCCGTTGTCGGCAGCGTTGCCCCAGGTCCAGACGCCGGAGGCCGTCTCGTACCAGTTCCGGACCAGCTTGCCCTGGGCCGTGGTAATCTCGTTCTCGATGTCCTCGTCCCACAGACTGCCCGCTACCAGCTCCAGCTGGCCATCATTCGTCGTGGTGGGCCGGGTCTGGGCAAAGCTGCCGTCGTTCTGGATTCTGGCGCCGACGGTATAGTGCAGGTAGGCGTGATGCTCCAGGTTGCGGTTGTGCCCATGCCGCTCGTCCATCACCGCGCCACCGCTGCCCTGCCAGAACACATAGGCCACTGGCGTATAGCTGGTTTCGGTGATGGACCAGGCGCTAGGCAGTTCGGCCAGCTCCAGCGCCCCTTCCCCGTCATCCTGCGCCACGATGTAGTGCGCGCCATTGGTCGGCGTCTCGCCCAGGTCCAGCGATAGCCCCTCGGTCAGGGCATACTCCGTGCCGTTCAGCCAGACGGACTGGGCCGTAGGCACGGCCAGGAACAGGATGGCGTCGGCGATGTTGAGGCTACTGCCGGTGCGGCCTTCGAAGCCGTGAAACACCAGCTGATTGACATCCGCGCCGGCTTCGATGCCGTCCAGCTTGGCCTTGTCCTCGTGGGTCATGAGGCCATCATTCTGGCCTGCTCCAGTCGGAACAGCGTCCCCCATGTAGCTTTTGATCTGCGCCGGGGTAGCGGTGGCATTGCCAACGCCCTGCACCACAGGGAACAGCTCATCGCCGGCCAGACCCTCGACGGATTCCAGTTGGCTGATTTTCTTGTCGGTCATGGCTTACTCCAGCCGCAGGTATTCGGGGTTGCCGGCTTCATCCGGCGATGATTCAAGGATGAATGCCTGGCCGCTCTCTAAGAGCAACTCGCCTTGTGCTGTTTCCTGCTCTCGGCGCTGACGCCAGGGCAGCCAGGTGAGGCGACTCAATGCAGTCAGCGTCAGCAGGGCGCGCATGGCTTAGCTCGGCGTCCAGGTAGTCAGTTCGACAATGGC